AATTCCCGCTCGAACAGCGTTAACACATACACTATGACCGCAATACCGACACATCCCCCTCCCGCTGCAGCAGCAACAGTTGCCCGTTTCATACACGGACATCCACAGCTGGCTGAAGCAAGACACTTAGCCGAAATGAACATCAAACGCTTTGCCATTGAGAAAGTTGGCAGGACTGGGTTCCGAACTGTCGTAGACATCGGGGCTGGGTTCTCAGGCATTTGGCGTTCACATCAGCTCCGCACCGAACCGCGCAACGCTGGCATACTGTTTCATGCTATGGCCCCGATATCTGACTTACAGGATAGAGGGCGTAACATAATCAATGCAGCACGCAAGATACCCATTGTTAACCGGACTGCTGGTGGAGCACCTAACCCAAACCGGGTGAATGTGTGCAATCACCAGCTGCATGAATGCGATTGCATTGTGGCGGCCAATGTGCAGTACACTGCGACTAACTCAGCTTACTACTTCCAACCACGCGATTGGCAAAGGGTAACAGAACTGTCCAGTGTCGAGCACATTGTGAACCACAAGCAACCGCACGTGCCACTAACAGATCCGGAGTACAAATGGGAACGCCCTAACTGGTTCGTACGAGCAGTTCAGTACGTCACTGGCGTGGATGATGTGAAATTCACACCACTCCATGCAGGTGGCAATGTATATGAACATGCCTCGAACGAATGGGTGCGGACCGAAGGTGGCAAACACATATACCGACATTCACAAACCTTGTACAATGTTCAGCATAAAATACATGCTCAATTAATACGATCCCCTGTCACAACGACTATCATTGCGAGTGCACTAATTACTAGTGCATTTCACAGCAATATTGCGTTGGCAGCTCTTGGGGCAATCGCTTTAGTTAGGCCAAGTATTAAGTTGTATGAACGCTGTATCACCCCTGTCTGCACTATCCATGCCTTCTCTGATAAAACATTTGGAGGGGCAGAAGCACATACAGAGGTGATCAAGTATATCAAGGTGGATGGGTATAGTAAGTTGGTAGTCAATCGACTGGCACCAACTCCACCAACCCTGGCACTGCAATCAGCAGCTGATGCTGCAGTATTGGCTAGGAAATCGGCAACCCTTGACATCCGAGCGAATCAGCTTAGAACCATTATAAGCACGCTCGCACGAACGTATTCGGTGACCCCCGAGATGGCGACCAAAGCCGTATTGAATGCCGTAGGTACTGAACAAGGAATAACCAGAAGGATTAATAATAAACTTATTTGCACATATCCCGGCTATCTTGTTGGTCGAGTGTTTGAATACAGTTTAAACTACGTCCCCAGTTTCACATTGAAGCGCTTGGTGAAATGCGTGGGGGCTTATGCGTCATTACTCCTCCTGGTAGCGGGATATACTTGCTTGAGTCAGCTCGAACTGCAGCAACCTGTTTGCCTAAAGGCGATGAAACTCTTATCGACCCCAAGCATAAGATCAGCAGTCGAATTGAGTCATGCGATTGTATTACAAACCCGCAACTTGGCTGTAGCCTCCTTGGTATCAGTTTTGGCATTTGTAACTGTGTTTCAAAATGCTGTAGTACAGTGCATAATGGCTTGGTCACACGGCATCTTAAGCGTCAACCAGAGCAACATACCCCCATACGGTTCAGGGGGGCTAGTTGGTTTAACACGTTCAGTGCTGTCTACACTGACATCAAGGTAAACGAGGAGGACTGGATTAGCAGTTGTTTACCAGCCAAACGAGATAAACTCACACGTGCACTAGAAGAGGAACTTCTACCTGACGGTAGCGAAGTTAGTGTACGAGTGAAGCTCTTCCCGAAGAGGGAGGCGTGCGAGGGCACTTACAAACCGGAAACCGAGAGCTGTCTGGATAAGGCCCGTATCATTCAGGGCTATTATCTCACAGTTGCCGGATCGGTCTGGGGCGCTAGCTATGCAGCATATCAGAAAACGATATGCCAAGTAGTTAGTCATGAACCCCTAAAGCTCAAGCACACCTACCACTGCAGGATAGGCTGTGGAATGAACATGACGGACATCGCTGATTGGATGTTTGATGCGTTGCAACGACCTGGAACCAAAACTTTCTATGAAAGAGATGGTAAGTCATGGGATGCAACGATGAATGAAGATCATCTCAATCTGGCAAATGAAGCTATGGAAGAAATGGATCCTAACTTAGCTGCATTTAATCGCCAATGTTACCGTGCACATGGCAAGTACATGCATGGTAATTCCTTTGTCCGGTTCAGTTCCAGAACAACTCGCAAGTCAGGACACTACGACACTTCATCAGGTAATAGTTACATTAATTTAATAATAATCATAAATGCACTAGAGGAGTTAGGTGGTTTCGACTCCTGTGACATCATTGTCATGGGCGACGACATGCTGGCAATACTACATGGGGCCACTTCAGATGTATCCAGGTTGTCAACCATTGAGGAAGGATATGGCATTATACCAAAAGCTAGAGTTTTCACTTGTGTATACGACGTCACATTTGTCCACGGACAGTGGTATCCAACACATGATGAAAAACTCGCCTTTGGGCCTTTTATATCCCGTACCTTGGTTAAACTATTGTGGACAATCCGCCCCATTATCCCAAAGGAGGAAGCAGCATGGGTTAACACTGTGTGCGACTCTTTCGTACCTTTTTTCCACGATTGTCCGATTCTTGGCATATTCCTGCGTAAGCAAATTGCCTCCGGTAATCGCGTTATTAACCTCAGGGAGAAAGTGGATTTTATGCGAAAGAACGATCACAGGGTCACGAAAATCGACTGGGAGAAATATTTCATGCTAAAGTTTGGTGTAAGCCGTCAAGATTGCCTCGAAGTTGAAGAGATAATCAAGAAGGTTAAATTGCACCAGCCTATAGTAATTATTGATCCACTAGTAGA